ATACCTCATGTAACACATTAAGTTTCACTCAATCCGTGAATCCCAGCATTATTTAATTAGCTTGGTAATCTAGTGTTTCTTACAAGAAGGGGCAGATTATGAAGACGTTAATAGCATTAACAGCAGCCACATTTTTAATGGTGACAGGTTGCGCCAATCAAGCAGCCCAAGATTACTATTTGGCAATGACTCAAGCAGCAGAATCCAATTCTCGCAGCCAAGAAGCCAGATTTATTGCGTTATCCCAAATGGCAGCTAACGCCTCAGCTGCTGGTGATGAAGGTGCAGCAGGATCAGCAATTATGGCTCTCGCTTTAACTCGGACTGAAACCATCCAACCACAGTTTATTGAAAGCAGCGCACTCAAATGGGCGCAAGTCCTTGCACCAACAGTCACCGCAGTTGGTTTAGGCTACATGGCAGCAGACGTATCTAAGAACAACTCTAACAATAATAAAGACGTAACCATCAATGGCCAGAACACCAACGCAAATGTTGAGCTGGGCATGCAGGGTGTCGTAACTGGCGTAGCAGAAGGCTTTCACGCTGGAAATGCCTCCGATGCCCTTACTACAATTGCAGGATTTGAAGTCATTGGTGGCATTGCTACCACTGCTATTGACGCTAATGGTGTAGTTAGCGAAGTTGCCATCACTAGCAACACGGGCCTAGCCAATAACACTGTAGATTCGATGAATGACCTGGCTACTACAACTGTAGATTCAATGGGCCAAATAACTTCTGAAGCCATAGCAGTAATAGCTATAGAAGAAGAATTTCCTTTGTAAGTACTTCAGCTGCCAAGGACGGTGGCTTTTTTAATCTATAGGCGCGTTCCTCGCGCTGCTTCGCAATTTATAAACCTTTTAACTAACACCAGCTATAGCTGGAGGAGTCTTTATGGAAGTTATAAAAGCATCACACGGCGAATTGCCGCCTGCAACTAGACACGCAAAATTGTGTATTAGTAATACAGAAGCCGTTTTAAGTGATTTTTACACTAAACGCGATCTCAACATGATTCACGATCTGATTTCTGACTACTTAGAAGAAACGTATCCAGAACGAACTGTAACTGACTGGAGTTTTGACCTAATAGTTGATTACACGTACACCAGTGAATGATAAGCAATGTTCCAGAGAGATGATCTTAGAGCTAATAAAGCTCAGAGATGCTGGCTGGGATTCAATTGAGATAGCTACAGAAGCTCTATCTCACCCTTCTACAGTAAGGCGCTACATTCGACTGTACGACTTGTATGGCGCTAAATTTTTTGTATCCCACGGGAATATGAGATTCGCAAAACAACAATTCGTGAATTTTAAGAAAACTAAATAGTACAGGCGTAACCTCGCTTCCCCCCTACAGAAACCCGGAGTTTCCAATGGCAACATTTACAAACCAGCATGGTTTGGCTTTACCGACTGCGCTATTCCTGGCATCCGATTCTTATGACTATATGGCAGGTGTTGTATCTGCTACGTCTCTAATGAAACCTGTCCGTCAGCGAGTACTCAAAGAAAGAGTACCAGCCGACCTTAAGGCCATAGATATAGTGGACTTAGTTAAGTCAAGGCTGGGAACAGCAATCCACGACAGTATCGAGAAAGCTTGGGTAGACCCAACTAGAAGGGAGTTAGCTCTTCGTAGTTTGGGCTATAGCCCTAAACTAATAGAACGGATCATCGTTAACCCAGAGCCAGAAGACATAAAGCCTGACTCCATTCCAGTCTATCTAGAAATACGCAGCTTCAAAGAAGTGAATGGCCGTCGAGTCTCTGGAAAGTTTGACTTTGTAGCAGACGGAGCTGTTAGAGACTTTAAAAGCACCGGAACGTTTACTTGGGTGAAAGACACCAAGACTGAAGACTACCGCAAGCAACTTAGTATATACCGCTGGCTAAACCCAGACATTATTACCAGTGATGTAGGAACCATAGACTTCTTCTTTACTGATTGGCAAGCCTTTCGTACCAGTGATCCTGCCTATCCTTCTTATCCCGTAATGAGCAAGCAGATCGGCCTCTTATCGCTAGAAGATACTCAACAGTATGTAGAAGAGAAGTTGGCTGAGTTTGATCGTTACAGGGATGCAGATGAAAACACTATTCCGTCTTGTACTCCCTCAGAACTGTGGCAACGAGAAGCCACTTGGAAGTACTACAAAGACCCCCTAGCTCACGCTACAGGGAAGCGCTCTACCAAGAATTTTGATAACCCAGGGGATGCACACTCATTGGCCGCAAAGACTGGCTCAGGAGTTGTCATCGAGGTCCAGGGGGAAGTCGTAGCCTGTAAATATTGTGATGCTTATTCAGCCTGCTCACAAAAGGATCAACTTATTGCACAAGGACTATTAAAGATATGAGCAAGTTTACTAACCTCCCATACCACCCCAAATCTGAAGAGCTAGTTCAAGTTCTAATGGAAGTAACCCAGAACAAAGACCCTCTATTTTTTAGAGTTATTTCCGCTTACTACATGTGTCTGATAGCAGCAAAAATGCACTGCTCTATTGAGATCCATAAGAACGATCAGATTCCCGTCAACATGTATGCATTTGGCTTTGCCCCATCAGGTGCTGGCAAGACTAGAGCCATGAGCTTTATTAAGACTAAAGTCCTTAACCACTTCAATACGATCTTTAAAGAGGTCACTTTCCATGCTCATGCAGAGAAAGCCATTGTAGACAGAGCAGGTGTGAAATCTAACCTGACTGGTGAAGAGTACGAAACAGTCTTAACAGACTTGCAAGTAATGTTTAAAAAGCTAGGCCCATTACCAGACTCTTATAACTGTGGCTCAGGTCCAGCATTAGCTGACATCCGATACAAAGTTCAGATGGCCGGAGCAGGGTGCTTGAATCTTGTAGTTGATGAGTTTGCAGTAAAAGTCGATAAGGCTAAAGAGCTGCTAATCGAATATCTAGACTTATTTGACGTTGGTCAAATTGAGCAAAAAATAACCAAAAACACCAACGAAAACCAGCGTAAAGAAGACCGTCATGAGCCTTCACCAGCGTGTGCAATGATCTTTAGCGAGCCTAGTAAGATGATGCAACCCGGTGAAGTTGCAGACGTATTCTGGTCTTTGGAGAAAACCGGGTGGGGCCGCAGAGCATTTCATGCTTTAACTCTAGAGCATGAAGAGCTAGATAAAGAGCTGACCCCAGAAGATATCTATAACCAACGTAATTCTCCAACTGTACACGGAATGCTTGCAAGCTTCTCAGAGTATCTTGGACGATTAGCCGATATCAACAACATGCACAAAGTACTTGCCTATCCAAAAGAGACAGCAATTTACTTTATTGAATACGAGAGAGACTGCAAAGATAGGGCCTCTAAGCTCGCATTCCATGATGATCTTAAGAAAACTGAGATGGAACACCGTCACTTTAAAGCCCTTAAACTGGCTGGAGCCTATGCGTTTGTAGACGGTACGCCTGAGATAACAATCGAACAGGCTAAGTACGCCATAGCACTAGCTGAAGAATCTGGTGAGTCTTACGCCTTAATGTGTAAGCGAGACGCTCCTCATGTTGCCCTGGCTAAATACTTAGCCAAAGTAGGTAGAGCCGTCACTCAGTCAGACATGGCTTTAGACAATCATTTCTATAAAGGCGCTAAGTCCCACAAAGAGGACATGCTTACGATGGCCATAGCACATGGCTACCAGAATTCCATCATTATCACTAAAGAAGAAAAAGATGGGATCGAGTTTTATACAGGTGAAACTCTAGAAGAGACTGATCTAGATAACATAACAATCAGTTGGTCTAAAGACATGGCACAAGGCTATGGCACACAGACTCCACGATTTGACCAATTACATCAAATGACTCAAGCCCCAGGAATCCACTGGTGCAATCATTCTATGCGAGACGGTCATCGCTGTTCAGACGCAACAATAGAAGGCTTTAACTTAGTTGTATTAGACGTAGATCACGGAGTACCCATACAAACAGCAAAAGAGCTGTTAAAGGGCTACAAAGCGCTCTTCTATACCACTAGATCTCATACTGCGAACGATCATTGTTATCGAATAATCCTACCCACAAATTTCATTTTAAAGCTAAGCGAAGACGACCATAGAGACTTCATGAAGAATATCTATGACTGGATTCCCTTTAAGTTAGATGAATGTACTTTTAACCGCTCCCGGAAGTGGCTAAGCAATAAAGGCGAATACTTTTATACAGAAGGTGAGCTTTTAGACGTTATTCCATTTATCCCCAAAACTACGAAAGGCGAACAATTTATGAAGCAAGTTGTAGATCAAGCTGGAATGGACAACATGGAACGATGGTTTATCAACAAGACTGAAGATGGCAACCGTAACAATATGCTCCATCGGTTTGCAATGATCCTTGTAGACGCAAATGTATCTGGAGAAGTTATTGAGCAAAAAATCCTGGCTCTTAATAGCAAGATTTCTATGCCTTTAAAAGAAGCAGAACTTAAATCAACTGTCATTTCTAGCATAAAGCAAAAGATTGCATCAAGAAAATAATGGGCGTTCCACGCCCTTTTTTGCAAATCAACAAATCATAGGAGCCAATTATGGCACAACAAATTAACGACCATCTTGTAATGGTTTGCGGCAAATCTACCACTGGTAAATCAGCGTCTCTCATGGGTTTAACCAACCCAGAAGGGGTGATGTATTTGAACTGCGAATCAGGCAAACGATTGCCATTTCCAGCCAAGTTTAAAGTTGGCCCAGATGGTAGACCTGGATACATCGTTACAGACCCTCTGCAAGTGCGTGAAGCATTTCAGGCCGCAGAAGGAATGACCGATGTAACCGACATCGTAGTAGATAGTGCAACGTTTATGATGGAAATGTATGAGTCAGTACACGTTACTGATGCAGCAAACACCATGAAAGCATGGGGAGATTTTGCTCAATTTTGGAAAAACCTTATGCAGCAAGATGTAGCCCGATCTACCAAGAACGTAGTCTTCACAGCTCACACTTTAGATACATACAACGAGAAAGATATGTGTATGGAAACTAAAGTCCCTATTAAGGGCAGCTTGAAGAACGTAGGACTAGAGTCATTTTTCTCAGTAGTTATTGCTACTAAGAGACTGAATCTGTCTGCCCTAGAAAGCCGTCAATGTGAGTACCTTAACATCACACCATCAGACGAATCTCTGGGATTTAAGCACGTATTCCAAACACAACTAACGAAAGAAACAGTCAACGAAAGGATTCGTGGACCTATTGGTATGTGGCAGGAAAACGAAACGTATATCGACAATAACATGCAGTTTGTTTTTGATCGTCTGCGTCAATACTACGCTTAACCAAACCGAGCCATATCACTATGGCTCATTATTTAACTTATATAAGGTACAAATTATGTCATTAGCAGCAAGTTTGGCAGAACAATCCGTTGAGATGCAACAAGAGGTTGATAACCTTGGTGGAGCTTCAGGCCCCATTGAAAGCGGAGTTTACCCTATGGTGATTACTATGGCTTATTTTATTAAGTCAGCAAAAGGCGCTTTAGGTCTTGTAGTACACGGTAACGTCCAGACAGTTGGGGGCAGCACCCGTGAAATGAAACAAACTGAGTACGTCACTTCAGGTGATGAGAAAGGTAACAAGAAATTCTATGTCAGAGATGGCAAGAATTATCCACTGCCCGGATACAGCTGGGGTAATAACCTTTGCCTATTGGGAGCGGGAGTGTCAATTGATGCAATTGAGACTGCGATTAAGACAGTCAAAGTTTACAATTATGACGCAAGAGAAGAGATCCCTGAAGACAAAGAAGTACTTGTAGGGCTTATTGGTAAAACTGTTTTGGCAGGTATTCAATACCAAATCCAAAATAAGACAGCTAAAGATCAAGTTACTAACAAGTATGTAAATGTTTGGGAAGACGATGAGCCAGTAGTTAAAGAGCTTAATGTCATTACTCAAGTATTTCACGAAGGTACTAAGCGAACTGTTCCTGAAGTCTTGGCTAAGATAGACACAGCTAAGTTTTACGATGACTGGGTAACTAAGTGGAGCGGTAAGACCCGCGATCTAGTGAACAAGAAGCGTCCAGAAGGTAACGGATCTATTACGGGTAACTCAACTACTGCCCCAGTTCCTGAAATATCGCTCTTCACAGGATGAAAAAAGCCTTAGCTGTATTAGGTGTTGATCCAGGTAGCAAAGGGGCATTTTGCCTCTTAGTTCCTGAAACCAAAACGATTGAATTTATCAAAACTACAGAACATGCTTTAGATTTGTTTAACTGGGTAAAGTACCTAGACAACGAATATAACCTCGCTGTGTGCATGATAGAAGAAGTCGGTGCGATTCAAGGGTCAGCAGCTAAATCTACATTCAGCTTTGGAGCCAACGTAGAGCGCGTTAACATTATCCCTGAGATCGCTCAGATCTCAGTGGATAAAGTTAGGCCAAAGGAATGGCAAAAATTCATAGGGCTAGTTACGCCTGTGAATATGGCCGGACCCAGTAATGCCAAAAAGCGAAAAAACTATATAAAAAAAGAAGTCGCTGATATTGCCTCAAGGCTTTATCCAAAAGCAGAACTACACGGCCCAAAAGGTGGGTTGCTAGATGGCCGATCAGATGCATTAATGATTGCTCATTACGCAGCCAGAACCATTAACTTCTAGCTAGGGAGTATGTATGCAAATACATCTTAAGGAAGCCGACCTAAAAACGGCAGTTAAAGATTTCATTAAAAAGATGGGTGTATCCCGTCCAGTAAATGAAATTGATTTTACCGCAACCCGTGGAGCCGATGGTGTGCTTACAACTGTAGAACTTTTGACAGACACTGTAAGTGCTCAATCTATTGGCGATATAATTAGTGCAGCGTTAGA